ATCATCAGATAGGAGTTCTAAGTTCTTAGGTGAAACAACTCCAATTCCAATGAATATTCCAAATGGTGAAAAAGGGTTGGGTGAAACAACTCCAATTCAAATGAATATTCCAAATGGAGAAAACGGATTGGGAGAGACAACACCAAATGCTTTTGGATTCAAAAAGAAATTAGAAAACGAAGGTAAAGATTTTAAAGAAGTAAATAATCTTTTAGATATTCATGCTACTGGATTTAACTCTAAATTTGGTGGTGTTGAAGCAACTAAGTTTATTGGTGTAAATCCTAACAATACTGTATTCGATGGTGCAACTTCATTATTTTCAAATATAAATGATAATACATTTACTTTAAGTAAAACATATGGTACATCATTCAATGATGCAGGTGGTATGAATTCAGGAGAAGAAGGATTTGGAATTGGTAAAGGCCAAGCCAAACGACAATCTCCATCATTTTTAGATGAACAATATAATAAATTTAATCTAAGAGATGATTCATTTAACTTAGGCACGGCTGCATTTGCACATCCATTAATCCTAAGAGGTATTCAAAGAAAAGGTTTAACTAAAGGTGAACCACAACGCTGGGGATTTGGAATACCATTTGATGATGGATTGATTAGAGGTGGTATTGTAACAGCAACAGAACGTTCTCTGATAGATGCTCTTAGACTTGGTAAGTGGATGATTTCAGTAAAAGGGTTAATGTGGGGTGTAAAGAACTTAGGTTTACAAGCATCTAACTCTAATGTTGAAACTGTAACTGGAAAACGATTAACTAAAGTATGGACACCTGTTAATACAATCGCATCAGCAGTTGGTAGTTTCATAGGATTACATCCACGTAGACATGGTATATTACCATTACCAGAAGCTGCTGGACCTGAGAAATACGAAGTTGTACAAAAAGCTAAAAAAGTATCACAAGTAGATGATGTTTCATTGGGTGTTCCAATTTTAGGAAATAGATTAGTAGGATTATACAATGAATCATTCCTTACTGCGGGTAGTTTCAGTACATCCTCTACTTTTAAAGGTGCACCATTTTTAAGATTACAAGCTCCTGGCGGACCAAACTCTGTTTATGGTTTAATTCCTGGTGGTAAATTCCCACATAGAGATGAAGATACTAGATTTAACATATTTGATGGGTTCACAGTTCAAAATCAATATAACCCACTTGGTACAGACCCTTCTACAGGCCCAACCGCAGGTACGTTTACATCTATCCCATTTGATAGAGATACAACACCATTAGGTAAAGAAATAAAAGATTCTACTGATGAGTATAAACCATTATTTTCTCCTGATGGACCTAATAAAGGTAATGATGATACTACGGCAAATGGAAAAGCTGGTAGAATATACAATGATGAAGAACCATACCCTATTTCAGATGCAGATAGAGAAGAAATTAGTGGTATTGGATTAGATAAAGTTTACACATCCGTAAAAGATGGTAACCCATTGGATGAAAGTAATGAGGTACATAAGAAATATGATACTCCATTCGAAAAGTTAAAAACTACAGATGGTGAATCTCACAATATAGAAGTATTAACTTCATCAGAACTAATTAAAGGATACGAAACTATTGCATATGGTAATATACCAGATAGAGTTTCAGGTGATACTGAGATTAATGATTTTAGAAGTTTATTAACTGGTGATGAAAAGAAAAGAGCTGATAAAGCTGGATATGTATCTAACTCACTACAATCTAAATTTGGATTTACCAATCCTGGTAAAGTTGGAGCAGATAGAACAGATTATACTACATCTCATGCCGCTGACCCAATTCAAACATCGGGTATAAATGCAGCAGAGCAGGATGATTTAGTTAAACTAATATTTGATAAACATGGTGGTGGTTCTAAATTACAATTTAGAGCAACTGTTAGTGGTATAACCGAAACATTCTCACCATCTTGGGATGGTATGAAATATAATGGTAGAGCTGATTCAGCATTTAAGTATGGAACATTTGAAAGAAGTTTAGCTTTTAATTTTAAAGTATATCCAACATCTAAAGCCGAATTAATACCATTGTATAAAAAATTAGAAAGATTATCCACAATGACAATGCCTAATTATAGTGCATCGGATGGATATGAGGGTATTCTTTTAGATTTCACTTTAGGTAAATTATGGGTTAGTCAATTATCATTTATTGATTCATTATCATATAGTTTCTCAGATGATGTACCTTGGGATATTGATGAGGGAGCATCTATGGGTATTGATGTATCCATTGGATTAAAATTGTTAATGAACGAATTACCTAAATATCAATCAAACGTTTATAATCTAAATGGGATGTAAAATATGGCAAATAGATACGAAAATATAGAAATACTAAGAACTGAAATGGGTAAACGTTTCAAAAAAACAATCAGATACCCAAAGATGGAAAAAAGCCAAAATGATACATACATCATATCAATACAAGGTGATAGGTTAGATAATCTTGCTTTTAAATATTATGAAGATGCACGATTGTGGTGGATACTAGCTAGAGCTAATTATTTAGGTAAGGGTGATTTAGAAATACCAATTGGAACGCAATTGAGAATACCATATGATTATTTAGGAATTTATAAAGAATATATTCAATTAAATAAATAAAAAAGTAAAGTTATGAGTGGATTTGACCAACAATTTGATGGAGATGTAGCAGCTGAGTTAAATAGACGTGGAGATGCGTTACTAGCTCATGGTAAAGCATGGAATTACGATAAATACGCATACATTACTGTAAAATCAACAGGTAACTCAGAAACTGTTATAAAATCCGAAGGTGGATTTACAATCGGTGATGGGGCATCACATAATCAAGGACCCCACATTGGATTATACACATCGGAAGGTGGTATTCGTAAATTTAAACCTCTACTAAAATCATGTAAAATAACAAATGAAGGTGGTGGTGATTATACTGATTCATATCTATATAATATAGAATTCTCCTTTACAGTATTTACAATGGCTGACTTAAACAAAGCTGAAGCATCTGTTATGAGGGTCGGTGGAGAAATTCAATTAGATTTTGGTTGGAAAGGGTACGCTAGTGGTGTTAATACTGGAACAGTAACTGCTAATGTTTTCAATTATGATTTTAGTATGAACGAAGATGGTTCATTTGATTGTAGTGTAAAAGCAATGTCAGCAGCCGGATTATGGGGTGGAGATGATTTAGCAGCAACTGCAGTTACCAAAGATGGAGCTGAAGAAAAAGAAGGAAATTTTCTATTCGATTTAGAATGTGCTTGTAGAACTGCGTTTGGATTAGATAGTGATGATGGACCCGATTCTGTTTCAGATTTAGGTGATAACAAACTTAGAGTAGAAACTGGTAATGTAGATGGTGTTGGAATAGATGGAACATTTGGTGCAGCTGAGTTAATTGTTGAGCCAGGGTTCTTTAACGATGAAGAAACTTACTTATTTTTTACTACTATAGGAACACTTATTAGATATATAAACAAAATTGGTGATACTGAAGGTAACCAATATAAAATATCTACAGATGGTGCACTTAACACTTGGCCAAAAATTACAGAAATAGGTTCTTCAGACCCTAAAGATTGTTTTTTACCTGGAGACCAAGGAAGTTATGGAGACCCTTCAGATGGTGGTAATGCCGCAAACTTTTCCAAGTGGGGTAGTACACTTCTTTCAAACGCATCTGGTGATGATGTAACTGATATAGATAAAATAGCTATATCATTTGAGTATTTAACAAAAACATATACGAGTATGGCTGATGCAACCAAAAGTGTTGGTGGGTTTAAAAATCCTGTAAAAATAGCAGAATTTCTAAAAACTATATTTGCGAGAATAGATGTTTTAACGGGTGGGTTAATCACATTAGCAGCAATACCAATGAAAGGTAATCAACCATTACAACCTGATAATCAGAAACCACCATTTGATATTAACATAGTAAATAAAAAATTAGCTAGTGATGGAGCGGCAATAGAACCATATACATTTGAAACATTATCAAAAAGGTCGATAACTAAAGCAGTATCGTTAAGTAGTGAGTTTGATTCTGATTATGTTTTAATGGCAACTAAATCTAATATAGAAAAGGGTACATCAAATGGGCAGTTTTTATTATCTGAAAATGGTGGACCATTTCCAAAAAATCCTAATAGTGGAGCTATAACCCCATCTAAAAAATCAGCAGGTAAAGGTCTTTCCGATTTATTAAAGTTAAGAAATGAAATAGGTGATGAAGGGGCATCTCCACAAAAACTTACGGCATACGGAGATGCGTGTAGAGGGTTTATACAAAGAGATGCTAGAAAGAACGAAAAATTAGCAAAAGGTAGATATAGTGAGATTCAATATACATTAAATCTAAGTGTTACAATAGATGGTGTATGGGGAATTAAGTTTTTATCACCAATTAAGATAGATAGATTACCAGCAGTATTTCAAGGACCTGAAGTAATGTTTAGTGTAACCGCAGTAAACCACGAATTTGATGGACAGGGTGGTTGGGATACATCATTAGAAACTGTAATGAGGATATAACTATGGCAGCTAATGAATTTAAAAGAAATAGAATATACTATACAAAAGCTCAAATAACTAATGGATTAATAACCAAAGGTGGGGAGTGGATGTTTATAGATAATATTGAGTATATAGGACAATATCACAAATATACTACAGGTGAAGTATTTTCAGAAATTTCGTTTGTAGATGGTAAATCAAAAAAGTTAATACCATATGTTGATGTTACTGCGTTGGGGTTAAAAAATGTAGTTGGTATGGATTTATCTAAAAACTTTCTTTATGATAATATAAAAAAATTGGATATTGTAAAATCAAAATCACCCAATAGTGATATAGAAGCTATAACAGATGAAGATTTAAAAAATGGTTATATGGAACGATATTTTGGATATAGGTTTGATGGGGAGTGTATGGAACTAAATAAAGAAAAATATAATCAAATTGGAACAGAGGATGGGTTATCGAATGTAACTTATACTAAAGTAAAATTAAAATGGAAAATATCAGGCCCAATGCATGATATTAAAGATATGCGTGGAAATATATTAGAAGCAGGTATATTTGATACTAATAAAAGAACAACAGCACTAATATCAGAAAAATATCCAAACTTAAAGTTTAAGCTATTAGATTTTACAGAGTTTAACCAATCATACTAAACACATGAATCGAAAAAAAGATATAAGTACACTCATATACCTTATATTAATGATAGTAGCATTTGCCTATGGTATTTGTTAATAACTTTAACAAAACTTTAACACTTTTTATTAGGAATTATGGTTTTCTTTCCGTATCTTTACTATGTAGTAAAGAGGGAGTGATAAACACTCCAGCAGTAATAATAGTAAAAATATAAAATATGAGTGATTTAAGAAATTTTGATTTAAGAGAAGCAGTTGAGGATTACAATCACTTCGAAATGTTGGTAAATACTAAAGAGTATGTTACCAAAGATGAATACAACTTCATCACTAATTGGGATACAACCGAAAAGAGTAACTTCACATATGTTGACAGTTACTTAGGTGATTATCTAAACCTAAACCTCTATTCAGAGCATGACCATGAAAAGTACGATGGGGATGATGTTAATAACTTAACAATTTGTTAACATTAAAAGTTTGGTAAATACGGATATTATTCGTATATTAGTAGTGTAATAAGGGTTGAGAATTAAACCCCACTAATAATTAAAAAATGACAAAAATAGAAAAGTTCCAAAAATCAATTGAGGGTGTTAAGTTCACTCCAGCTCAAAAAAAGATTGTTGATTACATCCTTAGAGGTTGGGAAATCAAAGTTGTTAATAAACACCGAATGAATGGTGGTGAAATGATGTGGAAAACTCCAAATTCCGATTACTTAGAGCATGCTGGTAAAGTTTACAAAGCATTTTTCAATGTGTTCTATCAGATAAAAAAACAAAAAGGAATCGAAGTTCCTACTAACCTATTTTGTAGTTAAGATATGAGTTACGATAAATATCAATCATGGGAGTGGGTTAATATTCAAAAAGAAATGGAAGAGGATGAAAATTCACCTTCTATAATGGATGATTTTAAAAAATAAGATATGAGTAGTTTGGATAATTCAAAATAAATTCGTATATTTACATATGGTTAAATTTCTAAGTAGTGGTAATATCACAATGGATAAGGTCTACATTCACCCAATATGGGAGAGTGAGGCTATACACCCTTGTATAGATGGATTATCTATGTTATACATATACGATATAACCAACGATACAGAGTTTGTAATCAACTTAAAAAATATAGACAACCATACAACCACATTAGATGAGTTTACCTTTAAATTCAACGAATCTTACGTTTACGATAATAAATCATTTCTAAACATTCTTCAGATAGATAACTCAGTTGATGCAGGATTAATAAAATATTTACAATCGAATTCCCAACTCAAATCTTCCCCAACACCAACACATACATTCTACCATCGTAGATTCGGTGAGTTCAAAGGAGTTAACAATCTTATTCCAATATCTAAACATATAGAAATGGTAAGAGATGTGAGAAATGAGTTCCTACAATATTACGATTTGGGTTGGGATTCGGATTGTGTGAAGAAATTTTCAAATTTCTATATAAAGCCGCTAAACTTAGTAGAACGAAATGGGATACATACTACAAATGGATTAGAGTGGACTCAATATCATCCATTCACAACAACATCTCGACCTTCAAACAATTATGGGGGAGTTAATTATGCTGCACTTAATAAAGATGATGGTAGTAGGGATAGATTTGTTAGTAGGTTTGAAGGGGGCAAATTAATACAATTTGATTATGATGCTTATCACCCACGTATTATTGGTAAGATGGTAGGTGAACCAATTCCATTGGATGTGAGTGGACACCAAACCTTAGCAGATATGTATGGAGTTCCTTATAATGATTCTAAACCAATTACATTTAGACAATTATATGGGGGAGTGCAAGAGGAATATCTACATATTCCTTTATTCTCAAAAGTTTCACACAAAATAGATAAAATGTGGATGGAATTTAATCGTAGGGGTTATGTAGAAACTCCATTAGGTAGAAAACTCTCTAAAGAGAACCTAAATGATATGAACGCTAACAAACTATTTAATTATATGTTACAGGCAACTGAAACAGAGTTAAATATGAAGATTTTAAGTAAGGTAATGGGGTTTTTAGAAGAAAAACAATCAAAAATGGTTTTATATACTTATGATTCATATTTATTAGATATACACTCTGATGATTTTAACAGTTTACAAAATTTAAAGATACTTATAGAGGGGAATGGATTTCCTACAAAAATAGAAATCGGAGATAGATATTCTGAGATGAAATCTATTGATTTAGAAATAACGGAACAAATATGAAAGAATTTCTTAACGAAGTAGCTAGGTTATGGTGGATAGAAGTGGGTAATAAATTAACAAACCCATTATCCGAAGAATCATTAAATGGCTTACGAAAAATATTAAAGGAAGAATATGATTTCGATTCAGAAGTAATCGAATACATCGTAGAATCTGCAGTAAAAACTCCTACTAATTTTCATTTAGGTGGAAATAGAGAATCAGGTATGCAGGTGGGTTCAAATGATACTGCTGTATCAGCACATTTACATAGTGATGAAGATGATGATTTAGATGGGGCAATAGCTTACGATGAACCAATAGAAGAGGATGAAGAAGATGAAAAAACAGATTCAGAAGATGAAAATGGAGATAGTGAAGAAGATGCTGAAGAAAAAGATATCGATGCTATCAGAAAAGGTTCGCTCACTGCTTACGAAAAAGAAAAACTAAAAGAAAACTTATTAATTGAATTAGGTCAAATCCTTAGTGAAGCTTCAATATACGATAACAAATATTCAGTAGGTGATAAATTTTTACCACTTAAGAATACTACAGATTTGTTCAAAATGGGGTTACCACCATCTACAAGAGTACCTAAAGGCCCATTTAATAAAATATCACCAACAGATGATGGTATCGAGGTAAAAATTAATAGTGGTAGAACGGTATATGTATCAGCTGATGATACTGGTAAAAACTATATTATTACGGCAAGTGATAAAAACATACAATCTTTATTTGGTAAAATGAAAAAAGGTGCATCGGCAACTGATGTAAACTTTGATACAGATACAATGGAAACTGCGGCATGTATGGGATTATATGTAAATGGTGTTGGTATTCTTAAGGAGTTAGATAGTGCTAAAACTGAAGAGGATTTAGCAAAAGTAACTAAATCAGTAAAAAATAGATTTATTAAAGCATTAGGGAGTAGTGGAGACTACGCTAAGCCAGATGCTATTTTAAGTAAATTAGATTCAATGCCGTTGGGTGATTATTTTATGATAGCTCAGTTAATGGCAGGTATGACTAAATTTACACAAGGAATTCTACCATTTAAAACTCCATACCTAATTCATAAAAATATTAAAGGATACTATTCAGCAACAGAACGTTCTGAGTTAGTAGATGGTGTAAAAGATAATACAGCCGATTGTGTTGTATGTAATGTGCCAGGTTCTGAACTTATATCTAAACTAAATGAGGGGTTACCTGTTGAATACGATAAAAAAGGCGTTTGTACTATAAAAGGAACAAATATTAAGTTTTTACAAGTATCTCTTAAAAAAGGTAAAGGTGCAGCTCAATTAGGTAAGATATATGGTTTCTTAAAAGATAAGTATGGTTTATTAGATTCAGCTGATGTTAAGAAGTTAGCATTAGAGTCCGTTCAATTAGATGAAGGTTTAAGAGATTTTCTAAATAAAGGAGTTACCTTCATAAAAAGTTTAGGTTCTAAATTATTAGAAAAAATATCTAAATTAGGTTCGTTCTTAAGTGGATTCTTAAAAAAGATGGAAAATGGATTCAAAAAATCTCCAAAATCTGATGTTAAGAGATTAGAGAAGGAATTATTTAAAGCAGGATTACATGAAGGTATTTTAAATGAAGCTAAGAAGCCAAAAATATGGGATTCTTTTGATACAATTGCAAAAAACCAAAATGTATTAAATAAATTAGTAGATAATGTTAATAAAGAAATGGGTTCATTGGTAAAAGCTTCAATGGCTAACCCAGCATTCTATTTTAAAGGATATTCAAAACTTGCATTAACTGCGCCCGTAACTAAAGATGATGTAGCTAAACTACTAACAAACTTCCAATCAGCAATTGTACTGAAAAGTATATTGGGTGATTTAACTGGTGATGCTAAAACACTATATTCACAATTAGTAGAGTTGGAAAAAGAAATGGTGTATGGTAAAACAACATTACCTTTATACAAAGTATTCGGTTTAGATAAAGATGGTAAAGGAACGGCATTTACCGCATATCCAGGTTCAGAAACATTTATTCAAAATAAATTAGCTAAAGATTTATCAGATACAGTTGTATTTTACTTAAGAGCAAATTCTAAATCAGGTCCATATTTTACTATAGCTGGATATGGGTTAAGTGGTATAAACGAAACTACGGGTGATTTAAAATATTCACAATTTAGAATGGGAACGAATTCAACTGGTAGATATAGTTACAACTTTGAAGGTACACAAGAACTTTCGTTAGGTAAAGTAAAATCTGCTTTAAAGATATAGGGAGAGATGAGTGAGAACGCAATTATTATGTACTTTTACAACAGAATCTTCGTTTGAAGATTTATTAACTAAGATATTCGATGGATATCAACTATTCAGTAGAAAGATATTCGTTCTTAAATTAGAACCATCTAAAGAATTGGTGATTAGTTACAATATCATACCAAACAGAGAAATTAAATTTCTACCCAATAGTATAATGGTACATAGAAAAAAAGAATCTAATACAATCTATACAATCAATGCATTAAATCGTTTGATTAAAGATTTGAATGGTGGGGTTGAAGATAAAAAGTATCAGGTTAACTGGAATGATTTTCGTAATTCAATCATCTTAACAGATGGTGATGGATACAAAACAATGGCAACAAAATTGTTCCGAATAGTTGACGTTAAGTAAAAAATTTTAATATTTATAGTATATGAAAGAATGTAACTGCAACCAATGTTTATGTGAATCAAAAGAAGAGTGTAGCTCATCTTGTGGTTCGAACAATCAATGTACTTGTTGTAAATAAACAACAAAACATTTGGTAGTATGGAATTTATTTCGTATATTAGTACCATATCAACGCATGGGATTAAATCAGCGTTGAAAATAAAAAGTGAAATATAATTAGGAAGTTAGAAATAATTTTCGTATATTTACATAAGTAATAATTAATAATAACTAAAAAAAGGTAAATTATGGCAATTGACTTAAATGCAATCCGAAACCGTCTGGACAGTTTACAGACGAAAACTACAAAAACTGACAACCTATGGAAGCCAAAACCTGGCAAGCAACAAGTAAGAATCGTTCCTTACGTTCACAATCCATCAAATCCATTTATCGAATTATTTTTCCACTACAACTTTGGTGGTAAGAATATTCTATCACCTCAAACGCATGGTGAAGCAGACCCATTAGTGGAGTTCGCTGACCAATTGAAATCGACTGGTGATAGAAACGATTGGAATCTTTCAAAACAACTTACTCCGAAAATGAGAACTTATGTTCCTGTTATCGTTAGAGGTGAGGAATCTGAAGGAATCAAATTTTGGGGATTTGGTAAGACTGTGTATCAAGAACTACTTGCTTTCTTCGCAGACCCAGACTATGGTGATTTAACAGACCCAACTAATGGTAGAGATATCACTGTTGAGTTTAAAACAGCAAAAGAGTTAGGTAAGAACTATCCTGAAACTTATATCAGAGTTAAACCAAACCAAACCGCTATTACAGAAGATAAGACTGTATTAGAATCAGTAAAAGACCAAATTGAATTACCAGGTATGTTTAAGAAATATACTTATGATGATATGAAAGGTTTATTAGAAACTTGGATGGAAACTGGTTCAGTTGGTGAGGATAATAAGGAAGAGGAAGCTCAACCTACTCAAAACACTACACAATCAGCACCAGCTGCCGCTGTAGGTAATACACCTAAATCAGATGTAAAAGATGCATTTGAGGATTTATTCAACAACTAAAATAAGTTACTATGGCTAAAACAAATCGTGATGAATTATCATCGATTTTAGCAGATAACCTGAACAAAAAGTTCAAAGGACAATCAAAAGTAGCTTACTTCCTTGATGGCTCCGAGCAGACACCCACCGACTTAACTGAGTGGGTGTCTACAGGAGATGATATGTTAGATTTAGCTATATCAAATCGACCTAATGGTGGATTTCCTGTTGGAAGGATTGTTGAGGTTACGGGGCTAGAAGCGAGTGGTAAATCTCTGTTAGCAGCACATACATTAGCAAATACCCAAAAGATGGGTGGAATGGCAGTGTATATTGATACAGAGAATGCAATTAACCAAGAATTCTTAGAAGCATTAGGAGTCGATACTAAAAAGTTACTTTATGTACCTTTGGAAGCAGTAGAAGATATCTTTGATGCGATGGATTCAATCATAGAATCAATCAGAAAAACTCAAAAAGATAGATTGGTTACAATAGTAGTAGATTCAGTAGCAGCGGCTACTACTAAAGTAGAGATGGCAGCTGATTATGACCAAGCGGGTTATGCAACTCAAAAAGCAATTATTATATCAAAGGCGATGAGAAAGATTACAAATCTTATCGGTAGAGAGAGAATATTGGTTGTATTTACAAATCAACTTAGAATTAGAATGGGAGTATCCTTTGGAGACCCTTATACTACATCAGGTGGGAAAGCATTAGGTTTTCATGCATCTTGTAGATTGAGAATGAAACAAATGGGTAAACTCAATTCTAAAGTTGGGGGTGTTGAACAAACTGTTGGTATTAAGACTAGAGTTCAAGTCATTAAGAACAGAATGGGACCACCACTAAGAGCAGTTGATTTTGAAATCTACTTTGATAGAGGTATTGATAGATATGGTTCGTGGTTGAACACTATGAAAACATATAAGTTGATACAGATAAGTGGAGCTTGGTATACTTGGGTTGATGAATCAACTGGAGAAGAGATTAAATTCCAAGCTAAGAACTTCACTAAAATCTTAGAAGAAAGACCAGAGGTAAAGGAACAAATGTATAAACAAATCTGTGATGCATATATCTTAGGATATAAAGAAGCAACGGAAAACGCAAATACAGATACAACACAATTAAATGATACACACGAAATCTAATTACAAAGAAATGTTTAATAACTTATCAGAAACACCCACAAAGGATGTTAATGATAAAGTAATGATTGTAGATGGATTGAATTTGTTCATCAGGTGTTTTGGAGCAGTTCCAACTCTGAATGATGATGGAGAGCACGTCGGTGGGGTAACAGGTTGTCTGTTATCCCTCGGCGCTCTTATTCGTAAGAACAAACCAACTAGAGTGTTGGTAGTTTTTGATGGTAAGGGTGGTTCTCAACGTAGAAAAAAAATGTATAAGGGATACAAAGAAGGTAGAACTGGATTAACTAAAGTTAATAGATTAGTTGGGTACGAAGATTTAGAAGACCAAGCAGAATCTATGAAACGTAACTTTAACGCACTAATCAAATATTTAGAGTTCTTACCTGTTGATTTGTGTTACATTGATTACATTGAAGCAGATGATATTATGGCATATGCTGCCAGACATATATTTAAAAAAGAAGTTTTGATAATTTCCTCTGATAAGGATTTCTTACAATTAGTTGATGATAGAATATCAGTATATCTACCAACTAAGAAGAAGATGATGTTTAAAGAGGATGTAAAAGAGTTATATGGAGTTCCATCAAAGAATTTAGTATATTACAGAATTTTTGATGGTGATAAATCCGATAATATTCCTGGCGTAAGGGGTATCGGACCTAAAACATTAATAAACAAATTAGATTTCCTTCAATCGGATGGACTAACATTAGATACTTTACTAGAAAGAGTATCTCAAATGGATGATGAGAAGCTGAAAAACAAAATATTGGAACATACCGATACTTTGAAATTAAATTACGATTTAATGCAGTTATCAGAACCAATAATGGGTTCGGCGATTACATCAAATGTACGAAATATCATTGATTCACCAATTAATCAACTAAACTCATTCGGATTCAAAAAAGAATTTATGGTTGATAAATTATACACTGCGTTTAAGAATGTAGAAACGTGGTTGGTAAACACTTGGGGTGATTTGGATAAATATTCAAAACAAACTAAGAAATAATTTGGTAGTTACAATAATAAATCGTATATTGGTACAATATGGATAAATTCGGAAATAAATTTGGTACGTCATTTCAGATAAAGATACTTTCATCTCTATTATCAGATAGGATATTCTTACAACAAATGTATGATATTCTTAAACCTGAGATGTTCGATTCAGATGCTAATGAATGGATAGTAACGAAAACATTAAATCATTTTGATACGTTTTCACAACTACCAACCTTAGATGTCTTTAAAAACGAAGTAGATAAGGTTGAGAGGGATGTTCTCAAACAATCTATAGTAGATAACCTAAAGCAAGTTTGGAATGGCTTAGAATCGGATGATTTGGAGTATGTTAAGGAACAATCTTTAGAATTCTGTAAGAATCAAACCTTTAAGAATGCAATCTTAGAATCTGTAGATTTATTAAGTGATGGTAAATTCGATATAATTAAATCGAAGATTGATAACGCTATGAAAGCGGGACAAGATACTGATATCGGACACGAATATAAAGAAAACATTATTGAAAGATACGAATCAACTGTTAGGGATGTAGTTCCTTGTGGTTGGCCTGTTATCGATGAATTAGTAGATGGTGGTTTTGGTAAAGGTGAATTAATAATATTTGCTGCACCACCGGGTATTGGTAAATCTTGGGCATTGGTGAATGTTGGTATGGCAGCTGCTAAAGCTGGTAAGACTGTAGTTCATTATACGTTAGAACTTAATGAAGGTTACGTTGGACAGAGGTATGATTCAGTATTAACTGGAATACCCGTACCTAAACTTAAATTTGAGATAGATGAAGTACGAAAGCAGGTAGAAAAACTAAGTGGTGATATCGTTGTAAAACATTGGCCTACTAAATCTGCTGGATTGAATACTATGAGAGCATCATTAGATAAATTGAAGTTGCAAGGTAAATCTCCTGATTTGATTATATGTGATTACGCTGATTTGTTAAAAGGTAATAGTAGAAAAGAAAGACACGAAGAGTTAGAAGAGATTGTTGAGGGATTGAGAGGTATTGCGGGTGAATACGAAGTTCCATTATTTACAGCATCTCAGATAAATCGTAGTGGAGCAGAGCAAGATGTTATTACTGGTACTTCTATAGCTGGTTCATTCTCAAAACTGATGACTGCAGATTTTGTGGTATCATTAAGTAGGAAGATTGAGGATAAATTAGCAGGTACAGGCAGATGGCATGTAATAAAAAATAGATTTGGACCTGATGGGATGACTCTACCATCAAAAGCTAACATGAGTACGGGTAGGATTGATATCTACAATGATGACTCCATTGATGGTAAAAAAACCCAAAAGGATATGAACAATGGGGGTGAGTTAGTAAGAAAGAATTTGTTACAAAAATATAATGAAATGAATAAAGATATTGATTTTTAATCCATATATATTATCACCCACAACAATTAAATAAAACAATAAAAACAAAATTATGGCACAACTATTTACAGAACGAATTCCATTCAAACCATTTGAATACCCACAATATTATACCGAAGGTTGGTTAAAACAAGCTCAAGCATTTTGGTTACATACAGAAATACCAATGCAGGGTGATTTAAAAGATTGGAATGAGAATCTTGATGAATCTGAAAAACATTTAGTTGGAAATATCCTTTTAGGATTTGCACAAACAGAGTGTGCCGTATCCGATTATTGGACTACTATGGTTACTAAGTGGTTTCCTAAACATGAAATTAAACAAATGGCTATGATGTTTGGTTCTCAAGAAACAATTCATGCAACTGCATATTCATATCTAAATGAATCTTTAGGATTAGAAGATTTTGAAGCATTCCTACACGAACCAGCAATAGCAGAAAAATTTGATTTTCTAACATCTACTACTGCTGAATGGACACATGAGGATTTACAAACAAATCCTATAGCACGGAAAGAAGTGGCTAGAAGTCTTGCAATATTCTCTGCATTCGCTGAAGGTGTATCTCTTTACTCATCATTTGCAGTACTTTACTCATTCCAAATGAGAAATCTATTAAAAGGTATTGGACAACAAATGAAATGGAGTGTAAGAGATGAATCTCTACATTCTAAAATGGGATGTGAATTATTCAGAGAAATGTGTAATGAATATCCAGAACTTCATAGTGAAGTAAAAGATGATGTACATCAGGCAGCAAAATATATGGTAGAAATGGAACACAAATTCATTGATATGATATTTGAGCAGGGTGATTTAGAAAATCTAAAATCAGATAATCTAAAAGAATTTATCTCTAAAAGAGGTAATGAGAAATTAAAAGAATTAGGTTACGAACCTACATTTGAATTTGATGATACCAAAGCATCTAATTTAGATTGGTTCTACCATTTAACAGGTGGAACAACACATACAGATTTCTTCGCAGTAAGACCTACAGATTACTCTAAGGCAAACGAAGGTGAAGATTTCAACGATATTTGGTAAAATAATAATAAAAAAATAAGTTATGAATAATTTTGATGAATTGATTACAAATGTAATCGGATGGGCAGATGATAAAGGTATCTTAGTAAAAGATAACGCCCCCAAACAGATGTTAAAAGTTTTGGAAGAAGTCGGTGAAACCGCCGGAGCTCTCCTTAAAGATGATAGACCTGAGATAGTAGATGGAATCGGAGATTCTTTCGTTACATTAATTATACTCTCAATGCAGTTAGGGTTACATCCTTCTGAATGTTTAGAAGCTGCTTGGAATGAAATAAAAGATAGAAAAGGTAAAACTAAAAACGGAGTATTTATAAAACAATGAAAAATCACGGAGAAGAATTTAATTGGGAAATAGATGTAGATTTTCCATCTTGGGCAAACACAGAAATATATGTTAAAACAATATCTAAAGGATATTTGTTACATGGTGAAAAACCAAAAGATGCATATTGGAGAGTAGCAACAACAGCTGCTAGAAGATTGAATAAACCTCAAATGGCAACAAAGTTTTTTGATTACATTTGGAAGGGTTGGTTAAACCTTGCAACACCAGTATTATCAA